GTAACTTATCTATTCCTGGAGCAACCACTGCAAGTGGTAACATGAATGTCACAGGTGATATAACTGCAACAGGCACTATAACAGCAGCAAGTGTTGTAAGTGGCGGCACAGGAACTCCAAGTATTAGTACAGGTGGCGATTTCTTATTCGAAGTAGGCGGTAAATTAGAAATACGCCATGGGCAACTAGGTATTGGTGCAGAAGCAAGTTTGCCTACAACAAATCTAGACAACGGCGACTTCTTATTTTACTCTTCTATAGGTACATTTGCAATTTATTCAAACCAGTTTGATGGCGATGGAACACAGGGTTGGTACTATTTGCCTTCTAGACTAAGTCCTTATCCACTAGCATTACCTAACTTGTCAAACGCACAGAGAAATGCTATTACAGGTAAATCAGGACATATGATTTTTAACACAGATAATGGTAATGTCGAAGTGCATGACGGGACTGCCTGGAGAACAATTTCAATATGAGTCATAGAGAATACAATATTGTTATTAAAAAAGGCGCAAATTTATCAGAAGTTGAACAGGACTTACAAGGACCGAGTGGTAGCTCAACTATTCCAAGCCGCAGAGTTGATATTGTAAATCCTAGACCAGGTAGTACTAGAATAACAAGTTTTGCTTTATCTGAAGCAGAAGTTAAACAATTGCAACAAGACAATCGTATTGAAGCTGTAGAAATTCCACCAGAACAAAGAGACGATATAGAAATTGGTTTACATGGCAGACAGGTAGGAAATTTTGACAAAACTAGTTTAGATAATGGAAATTATCAAAACTGGGGATTAAAACGTTGTATAAGTGAATCATTAAACTACGGCAGCACAGGTGGTCCTACAGACAACGATAACTATGATTATAGTTATGATGGAACAGGAGTTGATGTTGTAATTCAAGATAGTGGTATACAAGTTGGTCATCCTGAATGGAATGATTACACAGGTACAACAAGATTACAACAAATAGACTGGGCTACAGAAAGTGGTTTGAGTTTTACGCAAAGTGCTAATCATTATAGAGATTATGACGGACACGGTACACATTGTGCAGGTATAGCAGCAGGTTTAACATTTGGCTGGGCTAAAGGTTCTAGAATATATGCACAAAAATTGTCTGGCTTAGAAGGCTCAGGTGATAGTGGAACAGGAATAAGTATTACAAATGCATTTGATGCAATACGTTTATGGCATAACAACAAATCAGGTGCCGATGCTGGTCGACCTACCGTAGTAAATATGAGTTGGGGATATGGATATGCTCTTTATCCATCAGATATTACTACAGGAAACTATAGAGGAACTAGTTGGAACTTTGCTAACGACTATGGTAGTAATAGCACTACACTTTGGACCAACACAGGAATAGTTTTTCCATATTATACAGGTGCTTTAGGATCTAATACAAGAATGCCTGTAAGAGTTGCTTCAGTTGATGCAGAGGTTGAAGATATGATATCTGCTGGCATACATGTGTGTATTGCAGCAGGAAATACTTTATTTAAAATTGATGTACCCGGCGGTCTTGATTATGATAATACGGTTACTAGAAGTGGATCTCCTGAATATTATCACAGAGGAAGTTCTCCTTATAGTGAAAATGCATTTATGGTAGGAAATATTGATAGTGCTTTGTTTAGTAGTTTAGATCATAGAGCATTTAGTAGTTGCAATGGCCCAGGAACAAATATTTGGGCGCCAGGCAGTGACATAATGAGTGCTACAAGTGCTATAAATGATTATGGAGCAAGTGGTAACTACTATTTAGATAGCAATTATGAACAAACAAATATAGGCGGTACAAGCATGGCTGCACCGCAAGTTGCAGGTGTAGCTGCATGTTACTTACAAAAAAATTCTACATTAACACCTGCACAACTTTTTACCGAACTTACAACAGATGCAACTAGCGTAATATATGATACAGGAAACAGCGACGATTATACTAACACAAATAGTGTTTGCGGATCTCCTAATAGATTATTGTATAACAAATATGGTTATCCTCCATTCTCAATGAACTTGAGTTTTAGTTTTACAAACGGAGCAACTATCACATCGTCATAAATATTAAAAACGGAGATCATTATGACTATTCAAACAATCAATGTGGGTTCTTTAGCAAATGACGGTACAGGGGACGATCTAAGAGAAGCATTTATAAAGGTTAATCAAAACTTTGCGGAACTAGATACTAGATCAGAGGCTACAACTGCAACAAACGTAGGTACAAGCGGTGCTGAAGTTTTTAAAGAACTTGTAGGAAGCGAACTACAATTTAGAAAAATTACAGGCGGCAATGCTATAACCGTTACACAAAATACAAATGAAATTGAAATTTCAAGTGTAGCAGGTCAATATATACTTAGAGATGATTACGATACCAGTCATGTTACTGGTGCCGGCACCGTATTAGCATTTAAAGATACTAATGCTATGAAAGTAAGAATTAATCCTAACGATACTCCGTATCCGAGTGTTACATTTGATAGTAAATTAGCATATGATCCACAACCAGAATTATACAACAATTTAAATGCAAGAAACTTTGATATCTTTAATGTTACAAATATCAACAACGTTGATACAGCAGAACTTGAAAAGGCATTTGGATGGGACTTTGGAGAACTTGACGAGACTAGAACAAGCATATTTGATTGGATTTTGAATGTATTCGATGTTGATTTAGGCGAAGCAGCACCAGGAGATGCAAGAATACCAGAATCAAGGGCATCAGTTGATTTTGGTACATTAGGGGATTAATAATGGCGTTACCACAATGGACGGTAAACTCAGGACATAGTTTTGGCATAATACAAGAACGAGCAAATGTTAACATAGAGCTTCCGATTAGTAACTTAGAAGATGTTACTAATGCTACCGTCATTAGTGGTAATTTTCCGGCAGGACTTACAATTCAAGATAATACAATAATTGGATTTCCTTTAGAGGTATCTCGTACAACTGAACACAATTTTTGCATTAGAGCAACAACTGCCGACGGTGTTGCCGATAGAACTTTTAAAATAATTATAGAAGGTTCAGATGAACCTGAATGGATTACCCCAGAAGGAGATTTACGTGTAGGACCTGTTCCTAGTGGTATGTATTGGTTTGATACAAGCACAACCATATGGGGAATGAAAGAATTTATTTCCAACGATTATTCTGTTAAAAGTGTAACTGATTATGCAAATAAACCAGAATTCTTCGAAGGTGAAGATTATGATGTTGCAGTAACATTTGTAAACCAAGAAGGTAGATTTTATGTAAGACGTGATGAAAGATGGAGATTAATGACATCTGACATTATGGCTACATTCTTTGACGATAAAAACACAATTACAAGTAGTTTTGCTCGTCCTGCAAATGGTACAGCAGATTACTGGTGGAAGCTAGGTAATAGTGATAGCGGGTTTGATCCAAAAATTAAAAAGTATAATAGTTATTTAGATGCATGGGAAACACAAGAAGTAATTGTAAATCCTGATGAACCATTTAATCCACAAGATGATCAAATTTGGATTCAAACTTTTACAAATAGCTCTGTGTTTTATGTAAAACGATATGATGTGAACGAACAAGATTTTGTTTTATTGAGTTTTGACTTTGGTGATACTGCTCCTGAAAGAAAAGAACCAGCTACATTTATATTAGACTCTTCATATGTCAATTTTAAATTAGAAGTATTAGATAGTGATTTAACTAGCGATCAAACTCATAGATTTTTTATTGCAGATGGTGATGGAGCATTACCAGGAGGCTTAACCTTATCCGAAGACGGAATTATTAGTGGTTTTGTTGATCCAATCAAAGCATTAGATGTAAATGCAGATCCTGGGTATGATGTTAATAACTTTGATGCTTTTCCAATTGACTGGGGTATTCCAGATGCAGACGGTTACGATAGTTATTTGTATGATACACAAGATTATGGATACGGTGTTCCTACTAGACAGCCAAAAAAACTAAACAGAAAGTACGCATTTTTTGTAAGTGTTGATGATGGTGTTACGGTTGCAAAACGTAAGTTTTCTATATTTGTTGTAGGTGATGATTTTGTTAGAGCAGACAATACAATCATGAAAGCAGCAGACGGTGTATTTGCTGCTGATGTTACGTATCTACGCAAACCATTATGGTTAACAGATGCATACCTAGGGCAGAAACGTGCAAACAATTATGTTACGATATTTTTAGATGTTTATGATCCAAATGAATTATTAGGTACAATTACATATGTGCTAGAAAAAACAAACAACGACGGAACTATTAGTGAATTACCACCTGGTTTAGAATTAGATAACACAACCGGCGAAGTAGCAGGAAGAATTGGATATCAGCCAGAAAGCCAAAAATCATACAAGTTTACGGTTAGAGCAGAAAGATCTGAAACAGATTCAGAAACATTAGAAGTTAATGCTAATGTATTTGAAGACACAAGAGCAGGATTATCTACTATTAAAGTATATAATATTTCTGAAGAAGATTTGCTATTGTTAGAAGGTAGGTCTATAACTATTGAAAATAGATTATACAACGTAAAATCAACAGAAAAAGTTCAAACAGAAGATTTTGATTTAGTTATATTAACTGAAGAACTAGTTCCTACAGACAAAGCAGAAGTATTAAAATTATTTTACACAGCAGAAAGTGGACAGAATTATTTCTTTGTTAAATCTTTAAATACAAAAAGTAAAGAATTTTATGCAGGTAGATCTATTAACTACAATGCCACAGAAGTTTATGAAATTGCAAGTGTAGATGATTATGTAGAATGGACAATCGAATCTGATGATTTATTAGCATTGGAATTAAATACACAGGCTGTTGGATTAACATATAATACAGGCTTATCATTTGCTGAAAACTTAACACTGGTTGTTGAAGCATTTTTAACACAAGCGAATACAGATTTAGATGGTTATGTAAGTATTCAAAGTTCTCAAAAAATTACGTTAAGATTACCTGTAACTAGTTTAACTAATAATAGAACAGATGTTAAGAATTTATTCCACAAAAGCGATAGCAGTGAAGTATTAATAAGTAAAACTGCAAACTTCACAAAAATTTCTCTTGATACAAATTTAACAAGAACACTAACACAAGATGCACAGATAAGTTTTGGTGCTCCTAAAGGTAGTTTAATCTTAGAAAGAATTGTTTTAGGACTACAAGAAATAACAGAAACTAGAAAAACATTTACTTTAGATTTGTTAGGTGATTACAATTTTGATATTACATGGAAGACTGATGCATTACTACCTGATATACAAGCAAACAGAATTAGCACTCTTAGATTAGAAGCAGAAAGTGCTTATGAAAATGCAAACTTAGTGTACACACTTGTTAATGGAAGTTTACCTCCAGGATTATCCCTTACTGAAAAAGGCGAAATTGTAGGTAAGATAGAGCAGTTTGGTGTTCCTGGTATTCCAGGCTTGACATTGTTTGATAATTTGACAACAACAATTGACAAAGGTTTAACAAGATTTGATAGCATATGGAAATTTACCGTTGCAGTTAAGGATAAGTTTAATCCAAAAATTGCTGTTAGAGAATTCACATTGAATATCTTAGATCCAGATAATGTATTGTTTAGTAATTTGTATATGGAACCATTTTTACCAGTTGAACAAAGAAATACATTTAACGAATTTGTTAACGACATAAATGTGTTTAATCCTGAATACATCTATCGTCCAAGCGATAGCAACTTTGGTATACAAAAAAATCTTAGAACACTAGCATACGCAGGTATAGAAACAAAAGCAATAAACTATTATGTAAGTGCAATAGCAAAAAATCACAAAAAGAAAAAATTCTTTTTTGGAGAAGTTGAAACTGCTGTTGCAAAACAACGTGGAAGTAATAATGTAGTTTATGAAGTTGTTTATGTTAATCTAGTAGATTTAGCAGAAAGTAACAACGGCGAAACAAGAGAAACATTAAAAACAAAATCTGGAAATCCTATAACGGTAGATAGTGTTAAACTAGAAACACTTAATGACAATAGTTTGAGTGTAGGTGGTAGTAGTTTTTTTGCAATAGGCGGGCGTGATGGAGAAATAAGTTTTCCAACCGTGCCAACTGGTGTTGTTATTCTTACTAGAGATGGTGAAGTAATTTCCCCTACTATAGGTGTTACACTACCAATTACATTACGAACTAATCAAGTTATTACAATTCAAGAAAGCATAAGTTCTACTATAGAAACAATTAAACCGTTTAGATTTAGACCTATAGGAAACACTATAACTATAGATAGTTCTGCTATCAAAATTTCAGCAACTCAAAATTTAGAAAAACACATAGCGAACATTACCAATATGCGCAAACGCTTGTCCGAAGTTGGTGAAACTGATAATAGTTTCTTACCGCTTTGGATGCGAACACAGCAAGAAGTTGGTGGTGAGGCAGAAGAATACAGATTTGTTTTACCGTTAGCATATTGTAAACCAGGTACAAGTGAATTTATAAAAGAAAATATTCAAAACAGCACATTTGATTTTAAAGACATAAATTACGAAATAGACAGATATATTATTGATAGTACTACAGGATTAAGCTCTGAACAATATCTTCTATTTGCAAATTTCCAATACAATGTGTAAATGTAGATAAATAGTTTTGTAATAAAGGATAGAAAATGTCAAGCAATATCGTATACACAACAATTGATGAACAATTTCCTATTGCAGGTCAAGATAATGACTCGCAAGGATTTCGTGATAACTTTAATATTATTAAAGAAAATTTTAGAAATGCAATTATTGAAATTGAAGATTTACAAAATAATGCTGTAAAACTTAATGAAGATAATACATTTACAGATGCAATTAGACTTGTAAATGCAAGATTAAAAGCAGTTTACGAAGAATCTAATACAAACGCATTTACTAATGGTATTGTTACAGCAGCTAATGTAAGTTTTAATGTAGGACATCATCAAGTTGTTAAAGCAGAAGGCGATATTAATTTGACATTTACTGATTGGCCAACTAGTGGAAAGTATGCAGAAATGCGTGTTCAATTGTTTAGTGACGGTACTGAAAGAGATGTTACCTTTTTAACAGAAGATTCAGGTGTGTTTAGAACAGATGGAAACACAGAATGGACTGGCACAACCGTAACCGTACCAACTACAGAAACAACAAGTAAATTGATTAAAGCATGGACATATGATGGCGGAGCCACCGTTCATTTAGACTTTGTAGGTACATACACAGCATGATACATCCACATGTCGACACTGACAATATGACTATCAGAGAACTTGAAGAAAAAATATTTAAGTTAAATAGTAGTTATTTTTTAAGTGAAAACCAAGAAGTTAGACAGCAAATACTTTTGTTAATGGATTCATTTAAACTTGCTCTTGAAGATAAGCAAGTGCAACAGAAAAAAACAAACAAAAAAAATAATGATCTTGACAATTTGATCAATGTATCATAATATACATTTATGCTTATGAGAACAGATGAACTAGGTATTCCACGATTTACAAATCGCGATCTTATCGATATGATCTATAGTGGTCATGCGGATAAAGTTCATGTGGTGTTGTGTAATCCTACAGATGAAATAGACAAGTTCAATGCTGCTATGGAAGAACAAGGCTTTGACAAACTGCAAAAATATATTCCATTAGATGTAGATCAAAAGACTTTTGACGGTGTATGTCAAAGTGAATGGTTTATGCCTGATGAATATAAGACACTTGCTATAGAAGAGTGGGTTGCTGCCAAACTTATGGAAGAACTACAATGCGAAGACTTTCATATTGAAACTACACCCGAATGGGATAGAGCATACGAAGAATTACAGGAATTTAAAAAGCGTGGTATGAATGACTTGTTACGCTATATGATCTATCTTGTAGACTTTATGCGTGAGAATGGGATAGTATGGGGTGTAGGTAGAGGATCAAGTGTTGCCAGTTATGTGTTGTATTTGATTGGTGTACATAGAATTGATAGTATTAAATTTGGATTAGACTGGCGTGAATTTTTACGTTGAATATAAAGATGAAAGAGAAAGAGCTTTCCATCATGTAAGTAATTTAAGCACATTAAACATAAAAGAACATTCATTTTGTGTGCAAATGACCGCTAAACCTTACAAACTTTTTTTAACTCCAAATTGTAATACTCACGAAAATAAAAATTACAAATTTAATAAAAAAATGATTTTTGGAGATATTAAAGTACACAAGAAAAAATTTGGATTAAAAGAGTATAACAGAATTATTTCTCAGTTAGATATTTCTAAAAGATTTATGTTACACATAACCAATGTTCCTTTTGCAACTAGCGAATATAAGCCAATTACAGAGCATGGTAATATTTTTGGTATAATTAAAATGTTTTATGATCAAACTGATGAACTTTTTTTAGAAATACACAACAAAATATTATATCCTTATCAAGAAAAAAAGTTTAAAAAACAATTGAAAAATGATAAAGAATTTTGGTTACAATACTTGAATGTAAACACCAAAATTCAATATTTTTCAATGGCTACGGAATTAGCAAACGACAACCTTAGTTGGCATATTTGTAAACCATTATATCAAGATAAAGTATTAACAAATTTTAAATAATAAATATTCATGAAGGAGCCGACATGGTTAGTAAAAGTAAAGGTAGAAAAATATATAGAACTGCCCAGGGTAAACAAATTGATTTAGATATGCTTATCAAAAGAAATGAGTTGACACCTGCGGTAGGTAATGCTAAAGTAAATGCACGAGGTGACGAATTAGGTCCAGGTGGAAAAATTATTCGTAAACGTGAAGAGATAATGCAAAATTATTATAGCAGTTTACCAGAAGAAAATCCAAAAAAATCTTCTTCTAGAGAATTTGTACCACCAACTAGTGCAGTTGCCGATGCAGAAGCAAAAGAATTAGCAGAATTTGACAACGAATGGGTTGAAGATGCTGATGGTAACTTTGTAAAGAAAGGTGGATAATGAGCGAAGGAATGGGTGGTGGATTTAAAGTCACACCAAAAATTAAAGGCAAACTCAGCCCAATTAGAAATAGAGTAATTGTTAGAGATATGCACTTTGGTGAGCAAGTCACACGTAGTGGGCTTATTCTAACAGGCGATGATGGTACCAGTAGAGGTATATATCCACGTTGGTGTCGTGTCCATGCAAAAGGACCTGAAAACACAGACGACTACAATGTAGGAGATTGGATCCTAGTAGAACATGGTCGTTGGACAAGAGGCATAGATGTTGATGAAGGCGACGGAGAATCGACACTGCGTATGGTAGAAGCAGAAAGCATTATGGGCTGGAGCAAAGAAAAACCAGAAGACGTTTTCATTGGCGAAGAGGTATAAATGACAAATCCATTTGCAGATATTGAACGCTTTGGCTCGGCGTGTGACCAAGAGCCATCAGAAGCAAACTACAAAATGTATCTTGATCTAATTCGAGAAGAAACAGACGAACTAGAAGAAGCCATTCTAGACAATGACAAGGTAGAACAACTAGATGCACTAGTAGATATCCTTGTTGTTACTATGGGTGCTATTCGTGCCGCGGGTTGGGACGGGGAAGGTGCTTGGAAAGAAGTAATGGATACTAACTTTGCTAAGATTAATCCAGAAACAGGCAAAGTTATTAAACGTGAAGACGGTAAGGTACTGAAGCCAGAAGGATGGAAGGCTCCAGAACTAGAAAAATTTGTAGGAGAGTGATATGGTAGCAAGAACAGCAAATATTGCAAGTAGGGCGTATGACGAAGGCTTGCGTAAATTCATGATCAATATGTATAACCACACTGCTACAGGATTAGCAGTAAGTGGTTTTATTGCCTACCTTGTTTATACAACAGGTATGGTATACAGCATGGGTGCCTTAATGTGGGTGTTCATGTTTGCTCCGCTAGGCATGATTTTATATTATGGCTTTGCAGGACAAAACTGGAGCCTACAGGGCATTACACGTTTTTACTATGCATTTACAGCAGTAATGGGTGTAAGTATGAGCACTATCTTTGTGGTGTATACAGCGACGAGCATTGCTCAAGTATTTTTTATCACAGCAGCAACATTCGCAGCAGCCAGTCTATACGGATACACTACAAAACGTGACCTCACCACAATGGGTAGTTTTCTCATTGTAGGCTTGATTGGCATTATTATTGCTAGTATTGTAAACATCTTTCTAGCAAGTAGTGCATTTGCATTTGCTATCAGTATCATTGGTGTGCTTATTTTTGTAGGTATGACAGCATGGGATACACAAACTGCAAAGAACTTGTACCTTTCTGCACCTAATATGGAAGTAGCAGAAAAGTACGGTGTGCAAATGGCATTGAGTCTTTACTTAGACTTTGTGAATCTATTCCAATTTTTGTTGTCTTTATTAGGCAATAGAGAATAAAAACTTATTGACACCCTCTGTGAGTTGTGCTATAAGTGTAGTGTAACAAACACAGAGGGGTTTCTATGAATATTGATTATGTAACTACTATGCAACGTGTGGGCGAAGTCATTTGTAAACCAGGACATGAAAAAAGACTAGAATTTGCATGGGATGAAAGCATGACTAAAGAAATGCAACGTGATGAACGTGGCAGAGTATATGCTTTGTGTGCCGACGGTGAAATACAAAAAATAGGTGGCAGTCAAGCCAAAGGTGGTATTGCCGCAACATATGGTGCTTACTTTTCGGGTTTTGCAAAAGGCATGAGCGCAAGAACATATTGCGTCTGGCATTACATGACTAAATGTATTGCAGAAGGCAAAAAAGTAGAAGTATATTGCGTATGGGCTCCTTTGGTAGAAGTTACTATTCCTACAATGAATAGTACTATTACAAAAGAAATGCCTATTGATTATCATACAATTGAAAATGCATTTGTCCACGAATTTGTTGATAAAGAAGGTCGTTTCCCTTATCTAAATATGCAAGAAAGTGGTGGACGCTGGCAAGATACTGGTTTACTTGAAGGTTACGGTGGACTTTGGGTTCCTGAAGAGGAGACTGCGTAATGGCAATTCATGCAATGATTGACCTAGAAACACTAGATGTAACACCAAATGCAAGTGTATTAACCGTAGGCGGTGTAAAGTTTGATCCTAATACCGATAGTGAACCTCATAGTGAGTTTTATTATAAACTGGATTTAGATGCACAAAGCAGTCGTAAGGTAAATGATAGCACTATTGCTTGGTGGGGTCAACAAGATCCTAAAATACAGGAGGAAGCGTTTAGCGAACACGGCCGTGTGCATCCACGTGAGTTTTTAGATCACTTGCCTAAATGGATGGTAGGTGTGGATGTGCTATGGGGACATGGCTACGGGTTTGATATTACAATCATTGAAGATATGTTGCGTCAACTTGGTAACCCTATTCCTTGGCAATTTTGGCAAGTTCGTGATAGCCGCACATTGTTTGCACTAGCAAAGACGGATCCACGTAAAGCAATGCAAAGTGATTTACACAATGCATTAGCAGATGCTTACTTTCAAGCAAAAGGTGTGCAAATGGTTTATAAAGAACTTGGAGTTACAAAATGACTATAGACGGGCTAACAACAGAACAATGTAAAATGTTGGATATCATGTGGGAAAAAGAAACCTGTGACGAATTGTTTGAATGGTTTCAGAGTTTGAGTGAAGAAAAATTTCATATGGCAATGACACTGCACAATATGATGTTACAAGAAGTATGCGAAGACATGGTCAAAGTAGAAGATGGAAAGCAAATGTTAAAAAATATAGGAGTTAATGTTGCTTAGATGGTATGATTACCCTATAGCATTTTTAGTAGCAGATGTAATGGCTACTGCTTTAAAAGCCCCTATAATAGGTGCTTTTGTTGCTTGGGGTATTTACGAAATGTGGAAACACATATATATTCCTTGGAGGTATAATCAAGAATATGGAGAATAGTCCTATAAACACACTACAACAACTGATGGTTATAACCGCAGAAGAATGCGGAGAACTTACACAACGTTGTAGTAAAATAATGCGAAAGTATGAAACTTTAGACTTGATCGAAGAAGAACAACGTGTTAAACTAGTGGAAGAACTAGGCGATGTATTTTGTATGATGGAACTGATGGTTGAACATGGAATCACAGACTGGATCGAACTACAAGATCGAGCTGATGTAAAAGTTGAAAAACTCAAAAAGTGGAGTACACTAATTAAGTGACTAAACTTCGTAAGAAAAGGCTGTTATTATTAGCAAAACACGGTGGAGACCACAAGCGTTGGTATAGTCAGTATTTAAAACTTCAAAACGAAGGATTGATTACTTGGCAGTTGGGCTTTGCATTACTAACAGATGAAGGTGCTATCGAACTATGGGAGTTAGAACAAGATGAAAGTTAAAATAGGACCATATCCTAATCATAGGTTTTATCATAATTGGCTTTACAAATGGTTTGGTTATTCACCAAAACAAAAGACACGGATAAAAATACACAACTATGACACATGGTCAATGGATCATACACTTGCTCCTATCATCTTGCCTATGCTTGTACAGCTAAAAGCTACAAAGCATGGTGCTCCTATGGTGGATATGAAAGATGTTCCAAGAGAACTACGTGCTACTAAAAAGCAACTGGACGCATACGGCAAGAACGGTGATTCTGACCCTAAGTTTTTTGAGCGTTGGGACTGGATCATGGATGAAATGATTTGGGCATTTGAACAAAAGTGTCGTGATGATTGGATGGAAGATTACTACTATAACAAATGGGATCAAGAAGGTGTGAAAGCACATCAAGACCGTATGTCAAATGGTTTCCGATTGTTTGGCAAATATTATGAAAATTTATGGGATTAGAAGATGAAAGTATTAATGTGTGATCCTCCTAGTGGTTGGAAGTATGGTTTTCCTAAACCGTTGCCAGCGGACTTGGGCGAAGATGAAAGTATCTTTCCTTGGCTGTTGAGCGAAGGTTATCCGCAGCACGAGATTGATGCTTGTGGCAATCATTTTTATTGTAGATATTGGGAACAGGAAGAAGAATGAAAGAACTATGGGTAGAAAAGTATCGTCCAAAGACGGTAGAAGGATATGTGTTTAGAGATGACGCACAAAGAAATCAAGTTAAAACATGGATCAAAGATAAAACTATTCCGCATTTGCTTTTTAGTGGCAATGCTGGGATTGGTAAAACTACTCTTGCTAAACTACTTTTTAATGAGTTGGATGTAAATCCATTAGACATACTAGAGATTAACGCAAGTCGCACAAACTCAGTAGATGATGTGCGTGATAAAATTGTTTCGTTTGTACAAATGATTCCATTTGGCGATTTCAAGGTTGTGTTACTAGATGAGGCTGATTACTTATCGCCAAACGCACAAGCAGCATTGCGTGGTGTTATGGAAGAATATCACAGCACAGCAAGATTTATTTTAACTTGTAATTATCCTAACCGCATTATTCCTGCTATCCACAGCAGATGCCAAGGTTTCCATATCGCTAAGATTGACCAAACTGAGTTCACAGCTAGAGTTGCAGAAATCCTGATTACAGAAGGAGTTACACCTGATTTGGATACGCTGGACACTTATGTGAAAGCAACTTATCCAGACTTGCGTAAGTGTATCAACATGGTGCAGATGAATTCAGTAGAAGGTAAACTTGTAAGCCCACAAGAAGGCGATAGTGGTGAGAGCGACTGGAAATTGGATATGGTAGAATTGTTCAAAGCAGGTAAAATTGGTGATGCACGAAAGTTGTTGTGCGGATCTGTACGTGCAGAAGAAATGGAAGAAATTTATCGTTGGCTTTATGATAACATCGAATTATTCGGAAGTGAAGATAAACAAGATCAAGCAGTGCTAATTATTAAGCAAGGGCTTGTTGATCACACACTTGTAGTAGATCCAGAAATTAATCTTGCAGCAACACTAATTAGATTAGGAGCATTATGAAAATTTTAATTATGGGATTGCCAGGTAGTGGCAAAACACATCTGGCAGAACGTTTGCAAAAACATTTAGATTGTGCTTGGTACAATGCAGATGAAGTAAGGCGTATGGCAAATGACTGGGAATTTAGTGAAGACGGTCGTATTAGACAAGCACGCCGCATGAGTAATCTTGCTAATTTTGAAAAAGGTTGCGGGCGTGACGTGATTTGTGATTTTGTTTGTCCCACAGATCTAACACGACATATCTTTGAAGCTGATTACACAATTTGGATGCATACTATTGGTGCCGGTCGTTTTGAGGATACTAATCGTATGTTTGAGCCTCCTAGTTATGCAGATCTTGTTATTGACAAATTTCTTACTGATGATAAAATTGCAAGTTTAGTAAATGTAATCACAGGAGTACATGCCTAATGTTTGATTGGAAAAAACCCACAGCACAGATGCTTGGACGCTGGCAGCCATGGCACGATGGACATACCGCATTATTCAAAAAAGCACTTGCTGAAACAGGACAAGTTTGTATTATGGTACGTGATGTTGGCGGTATTGTAGGCGAAGATGCCGGGGCTGGACGCACAGCAACACAAGACGATAATCCATTCCGTTGGAACGAAGTGCGCCAAAACATTGTTGCAGGATTAGCAGAACATGACTTTACAGAAGGAGTAGAGTATGTTATTATGCAAGTACCAAATATTGTAGATATTAGTTATGGACGTGGTGTGGGTTATACATTTACACAACATGACTTAGGTGAAGAAATTCATAATATTAGTGCTACAAAAATTAGAGCTAAAATGAGAGAAGAAGGAAAGTTATGACATATATTGTAAATGATCAATGTATACGTTGTAAACACATGGATTGTGTTGAAGTTTGTCCTGTTGATTGTTTTTATGAAGGCGAAAACATGCTGGTAATTAATCCTATTGAGTGCATTGATTGTGGAGTGTGTGAGCCAGAATGTCCAGCAGATGCAATTCAAGCAGACACAGCCCCAGGATCAAAACCGTGGGTTGAGTTTAATAAAAAATGGAGTGATATTTGGCCTAATATTACCGAAATGCGTAAAGAAGATGTGCCAGAAGATGCAGAAGAATGGCATGGTGTAAAAGGCAAAATGCAATATTTTAGCGAGGCACCAGGACGTGGCGACTGATAACCAAAAACTGATAAATGATATTGTAAGAGTAAGTGTATTAGAAGAAGAAATAGCATACTACAAAACACTTTTACAGCCCAGTGATACTGGACATATCCACACAACAATAAATTTTTTAAGTCAAAGACTATCTAACATCAAAGGAGAATTAGCGGGATGGCCGTTCGATTAGTAAGTTACACAAAAGCAACAGATGAATTTGTAAAAGAAGGTATCAACAATGACGATTTGTTGGACCTAGTGGCATTTTGTGCTAGAGTAAGCAATCCAGCAAACCAAATGAATTCAGAAACAAGTGAAAAACTTGTAAAGTATTTGATTAAACATGCACACTGGAGCCCACTAGAAATGGTAAACGTGTGTATGGAGATTGATACAACTCGTGATATTGCGCACCAAATTGTGCGTCATCGTAGTTTTGCATTCCAAGAGTTTTCACAACGGTATGCCAATCCAGAAGAAATGGGTGATATGTTTGTCGTGCGTGAAGCAAGACTGCAAGATCAAAAAAATAGACAAAACTCTATTGATACTGACGACGATGTATTAAAAGACAAGTGGGAAGAATTACAACAAGACGTCATGTTTGCTGCTGGTAAAGCCTATAAGTGGGCTATAGAAAATGGAATTGCTAAAGAACAAGCTCGTGCAGTTTTACCAGAAGGATGTACAAAAACACGTCTTTACATGAATGGTACACTGCGTAGTTGGATTCATTACATTGAGTTGCGAGGTGCTAATGGAACACAAAAAGAACACATGGAAATTGCTTGGGAGTGTGCTAAAGTCATCTCAGAGATATTTCCTCTCGCATTGGAACTCACAGATGCCGCCAATCATTGAAGTAGATGTAGAATGGACTGAACACTACGCATGGTGGCCTGTGCGTAGCAGTTTCAGCAAAAAGCGCATCTGGTTTAAAAAATATCACGTAGGTGAAA